AGCGCCGGCAGGTATTCGACTAGCAGGCCACGATGTTCTTCCCAGCCGTTCTTGGTTTCGGAGATCACGCGCATCGGTTGGTTCTTCTTCTTGTGATGGATGTGGCCCATCTTTAGGTGCCTAAACTTGGTCTGCCCCCACTTCGCTGCGAACTCGGCCGCGATGATTTGTGGCCATTGCGCCATCGCTGCACCGTCGCCGTGCGTCCACACCAGCAGATTGTTGCCGTGCGTCATCACCTTGCGACTGGAAGATTGCTCAATCACATTGACGTTTTTACAGTTTTCGTAGAATGCCGACAGCACGCGAGTCAGCCAGACGCAGGAGTGCCAGTCATGGTTGCCCTCGACGATCACGACATCGACCTTCGGCGCCACCTGTGCGGCAATCTGCACCACGTCGTAGCATGCCTTGACCGCGTAATCGACCACACGGTGAAAGCGCGAATCGACATCCAGCACGTTGCCGGACTTCTCGGTCTGATTGTTGCGGCTGTCACTGTGCATGATGTCGCCGCCAAAGGTCACGATGATGCGCCCAGGGTTATTGAAGCGGCTCGCCAGTGCTTGTGCTGTGTCGACCATCCGCTTGGCCGCGATGTCGCAGTCGTAGTCCGAGTCATTCGTCTCGGCTTTGCTGGCATACATGCCAATGTGCGAATCATAGACCGACATCTCAGCCAGAACGTCTTTGTTGTCACCCTTGGTCGGTCGCTTGACCTTAACGGTGGCCTTACCTTTGACACGCTCGCAGAGTGAATCGACAAATGCCTCCATGTCTTCGGCGCCTGGCACCAGTCGCTTCCACTCTTGGATCGGTTGACCCTGTGCGTCGTACTGCACGGTAGTCTTCACCATCTTTAAGTGCTCAGGCAGTATTGCCGGCGTGAGCCACGGCGCTTGGCCTTTGTTCTCGCATGCCTTTAACGAGTTCCGCACGAACTTATCGTCCATCCCCAGCTTACGTGCCACGGCTCGCTTTGAGCCAAGCTCCATATAGCAGTCTAAAATTTGCTGTTGTTTCGATGTTAGTTTCGTATTTTTCATGCTGTATAATTAGTGACGCGGCTGATGATCTCATCGATCAGTTGGTTTTTCTTTTCAAGTTGCTCCCTAAGTGCAGCGACTTGTTTCTTGAGATCGGCGACCTCACTTGTTGTTACTTTATTAGATTCCATGTTTAGTATGTGTGAGGTATGATACACCTAGTTCAAGTTAAATCTGACTTCCATTTATAAAAAGTGCGCACGGTAATTCCATACATTGCGGCTGCTTGCATGTGTGTCTTGCCGGCAGCTTTTTCCTCGATAATTTTAGCGACGATTTCCTTGCGGCCTTCGAGGTTGTGCTGCTTGCCTCTCATTGTTGGTGGAGTAATCAATCCGTTTTCTATCCCAGCCGAGACTAATTTACGGGCCATAAGATAAAAGCCGTCTTTTGATTCAATGTCGTCTGCAATCTTATTTGCAAATGCCAGAGAGCTGGAGATTTCGTCGGATGTGATGTGTGTTGGTTCGTTCATAGTTTTATTCAGTTGTTTCCATTTTGGAAACTGGTTGGTGGGTTGTTCCATTTTGGAACATGTGCGCCCTACTGGGCTTGATTAGTGCGTGATCGCCACTTCACCATACGAGGTGCAGTTGGCGTGAGAGCTGTTAAAACTGGATTTGTCTGTGTTCGTCTCGTAGTCGTGGATTACCAAGCGTTCGCCGGTGAGTGCCACCAGTAGTTTTGAGATGCGTGCCTTGATCGTATCGCAGAGGAACATGTCTTCGAGCGCATGCTCGACGCTCGGCATCGGTCCGAGTTGCAAGCGATTCCACCAATGCTTAGCGGTGTTGCGCTTCACGGTATCGGTTTCGTCCAAGTGGATTACCTCAGACACGCTGCGCACGCCACAGCGGTATTGCACCCGCAGCGCATCTGGCTTGCCGGGTTGCTTGCGCAGGTGGCACTTCACGCCGCTCACGTCCACCCACTCTGGCTTGCTTAGAATGTCACGCGCAGTGGCCTTGACTTCGTGCAGACGGCGCTCGCGCTCCAACTCCTCACCCACTTGGCGCTTCTCTCCAATTGGAATCTCCCACCCGCAGTTTGGACATTTGCCGAGTAAGTAGCTGAATGAATCAGCGCAGTCGTCGCATTTACGGATGCGCACCTCACGGTCGTCCGGCGCGTCGATTGGTCCGTGCTCCTCGATGCAGTGTGAAAAGTCCAGCACTAGGCAATCAGTCTTACCAGGGTGGAGTCTCAGCCCACGGCCGACCATTTGCACATAAAGACCCTTGGAGAGTGTTGGCCGCAGTAGTGCCACGCAATCGACCTGCTTGGCGTTGAATCCTTCGGTGTACACGTTGACGTTTACCAGCACACGGTAGCGGCCTTTCTTAAAGTCTGCGACGATGCGGTCACGCTCACCTGCGGCAGTCTTGGCGGTCACGCGTGGCGCCTTTATGCCATACTTGAGCAGCTCGTCGCTGATATGTTTACAGTGGCTAATGTCGATCGCAAAGATCACGACGCTCTTGCGCTTCTCGGCATTAATGATCGCCACCAGTTCCTTGACTGCCTGGCTGACCACTTCCTCTTTGTCGAGTTGCTCTGAGAGTGCCTTGGCCACGTAGTCGCCTGACGACTTGCGCACCTTCGATAAGTCTGGCTGGTAGTCGCTGCACCGTGTGCGCAGCTTGCTCAAGTAGCCATCGTCAATCAGCTTCGATACGTTCGAGTTGTAGATCAATTCCTGTAACACGTGGTCACGGTGGCAGATGGGTCCTTCCATCCGATACGGTGTCGCGGTCACGCCGACCACGACCATCTTGGGATTCCAGCGCTTGCAGCCGTCGATGAATTTGCGATACTTGCCTTCGCCCTTGAGTGGTATCCGGTGCGCCTCATCCACGATGATCACATCGAATGGCTCTAAGTCGCCGGACTTATTGTAGATGCTGTCAATACTGGCGTAGATGACGTTGTGCTCGGTGTCGCGTCGCTTGAGTGCGGCCGCATAGATCCCGACCGCGCAGTCTGGTTCGATCCCTTGTAGCTCTTCGGCATTTTGCTGCACCAATTCCTTGCGATGCTGGAGCACGCAGACCCGCAGACTCGGATGATTGGCTCGCCAGCGTTGAATCGCCATCGCAATCACCAGTGACTTGCCACCACCCGTGGGAATGGCAATGCATGGTGATGTCCCTTTACCAGAGCGCAGATGCTTGTCGAGTGTGTCGAGCGCTTCCTTCTGGTATGGTCGTGGTGTTAGCATGTAGTATGTTTTTAAAAATGTCCTTCGCCTACTCATGCTTACTGAGAGGCGAAGGGGTTTGGTGTTCGTAGTTGCGATGCCCCCCAGCATCACGGATTCCTACTGAATGTTTTCTGCTTCGAGAATTTCCTTGCCGTGTTCAAGAAAGGCTTCGGCGGTGCCGATTGGGCTGAAACCAGCGCCCACGCATAGTCGATACATGTGCTCGACCATCTCCATTAGCTGAGGTGTGTATTCAGTCTCGATGGTGCTCTTAGTGGTATGAATTTCCAAAGATAGCTTCATAGTCAGGCGCCTAGTTTTGGTTGATGATATGGCGCTCTTCCAATTTTGCATTGCGTGCGACCAGCTCATCGCAGCGCTGTTTAGTCTCAGCCAGTTCGGCCTTGATGACTTCAATGAGAGTCTCTTGCGCTTCGCAGGCCCTGGTCATGGCGTTTAGACCGCGCGTCAGTACGGTGTGTGAGGATGGTTTGAATAGTGATGGTTCCATTGTGCGTTTGGTTGGTGGTTATTTATCCCAAGCGTTGAACGCCCTCGCCTCTTGAGGTGTCCAGCAACGCCGGGCTGCTCTGGGGTTGATGTGAGTGGTGGCTGCGATTGTCTGCTCCTCGCGCTCGGCGTGGGCCTTGTCAGGTGATGGCTGCGCGCTAGTCTTATCCATTGTGGCGCCCTTTAGTTTTCGTATTATCCACGCGGCACCATGCTTTGACCGCTTGCCAGTAGCTTGCCCTTCTTACGGCTCTGCGGTGGCCAATTATTAAGAGAACTGCAAAGAGTGTGAGTGTGATCAATAGTGTCATTGTATTGATTAATTAATTAGGTGGTATTAAAGCGGCAGGGTTCGGACCTGCCGCCTTAACGTGTTAGGTGCGATACACCCTAGCCCCAAGGCATGTCATCGTCAGATGAAGCGATTGCAGGCTCTAGTATTTGGGTTGTAGTCATGGTTGGCGCACTTGGAGCTGTAGAGGTAATGGCTCCGACTGCGCTGTATCCTTTAACGTTGTTGCGGTCGCCATCGACTGCCACCTTGATGGCGAGTGCCTTGCCGAGTAGTTGCTGCTCATCAGTTAGCAAGCCCTTGATGCCTGCGGCTGTGCAGATGTTGGCCAGATCCTTCTGAGCGATCTCGACTGCGACTGGGTTTGGGTTGACCAGATTCAAGTTGGTCCATACTCGGCGATCACGTCCCTGCTCGCTAGTTACTGTAAACTGAATTGATAGATACTGACCAGTGCCAGACTTGGTTTGCTTAACGCTGGCATCACTGATGATAACGTTATATTTGCCTGGCGCGAGTGGTGAGAAGTCATTGTCGTTGACCTCGATTTTAGTGGCATCAAAGCCTGTTGTTCCGAATATGCTCATAGTATATTTTATTATTAGTGTTAGTGATGGTGATTATTTAGACACAGTGGCGACCGCATCGGAGAATGTTTTCCAATCAAGTGGAATGTCATCTGGTAACTTGCCATACGGTCCACGGCCACCGGCTGGAAAAGCAGGCGACTTTTGGCAGAACAAATAACGCTGACCAGCGCCGGCATCGATTGCCTTACCCTTCTCTGCGCCAAATCCAGATTGCTCCTTCTTGACGAATGTCTTAGTGTTCGCGAAGCCGATAAAGTCGGCCCAGCGGAACATTGCTGCGCTTGCCTTGTCGTTCACGTCGAACTGAAACTGGTCGTATGACTCGTTGAGTGGATCGTCGAAGCGTTTCACTTTAACGTGTCCGATGATCACGCTGGCCATGCCTTTAGCTTCGCGAAGATAGTCGAGCGCCTGCATTAACTCGCGCCACCGGCTGAGTGCCTCAATGTAGCCCTTGCCGTAGCCGCCGCCGACCTTCTCGATGCTTGTTGCCTTTTCAGTCTGGCAGACATCGCTGTAGATCACCGGCTCCAATGCGCTGGCGCTGTCGATCACCACAGTCTTAAAGTCGTGGTCCTCTTTGGCCAGTGTGCTGAGTGCTTCACGTACCTCAGCGAAAGATTTAAGAGTGGGGAATTTTGCCACGTCGAGTGAGTCGATGCCCTCTTCTTGGCGAACTGGCAGAAAGATCGGCTTAGCTGATCCTGCTGCGAAGGTGCTCTTGCCGATCTTCTCGACGCCGAGTAGTATGATACGTGGCGCGCGTAGCCGTGCGCCTTGTGTAATAGATTGTAGATTAATCATAGTTAGTTGTTTTATGTTTTAGTAAGTTATGCCCAGGTTAATTAATTGCGGCCGCCACTGTGGTCCTCCGTAATCATCACTTCAGCATCTTCGCCTCGGTTTGATGTAATGCGGATGCTATAGGCTCGCACGTTGTGGCTGGTTTCGAGTTGATCGAGTATGTATTCGATCTGCTCCTCGGCGTCTCTGATTACTTCTTTAATGGTCATTGTATGTTTTGGTTGTATTTTTATTGTGTTAGGTGCGATACACCTAGACTAAAAAGTTGAACGCGATATACGCTGCAAGGGCCGAGTAAGTGCCGGCTAAGATAAAACATAATGTATTTTTAATTAATTGATTCATATCGAAACGTTGTAGGTGCAATACACCTATGTCAAATTTTATATTTCAGATTCGCAGTTTTTTTTAAAAATAAATAAACGTCAGACAATTACCTGGCCACCCGGCATTCACTAGCGTGTTGGGTGTATTTTTACTTAGTCTTTTCTACTGTAGTAAAATTAATAGTATTTATTAAATTGACTTATATTATAGGTGTAGTAGGCTTCTACTCTACAAAATGATGTACCCATGCATCTCAATCAATTAATAACCGACCCTATATATGCCAAATCAAAGAGCAGCCAACATACAAGTCACTACCATCGCTATCGATAAAAAGCTCATACGAGACATCGAGAAACTAGCTAAGCGGTGCGACCGCAGTCGCAACAAGATCATGGAGCTAGTGCTCCGCAATGAGATCCCACGCTACATAGCGCAAGACATCGACCCTAGTCGCCGTCCTGATTGATCAAATGATCAAGCGCTCCGTTTTCTGCACCATCAATCAATGCACTGATCGCAATGCCAAACAGTTTATCAATACTGGCACCTCCAGTCATCTGAGTTAATTTTTTCAGACTATCGAGGTTCTCCTTAGTTATATTGATCTGTTCCATTAAATTCCAAATTGGTAATGTATTTACTTATCGTCAATAAAAGAATCACTTATTTCGCGTATTTTTTTTAATATATTGATAAAACGTTGAATCACTTCGCACAGAAACTCTCTAGATTACTAACGGACAGTAATCGCATCAATTCTAAGGTGCTCTCAGATATCGCTGGCATCTCGCCCGCTCAAGTTTCGCGTATCCTTAATGGCAGCCGCATGGTGACTAAGGAAACTGTCGGCGCCATCTCCGTATTGTTTGATGAGAAGACCGCGCGAGAATTACTCTCCGCATATTTACTAGATCACACGCCAGCAGAGTTTGAGTTTCAGCGTGGTGTGTTTAAGTCTATTATTAAAGATGGTGACTTCTTGAGACCTGGCGAATGCCCATCTGCCGTAAAGTCCACCCGCAAATCATTGGCGAGCACTAAAGAGTGCTTGATTGACATCGAGCAAGCAGCACTGGCCAATGACGACATCAGAGAGATGATCCACCGCCTGGCGAATATTTGCCGCGATCTTTGATTAACGTTTGGCCGCAGTGTGTCCACCGTCATCCAAGTGGTCCAAGTCGTTACCAAAATACTTCTCGGCCTTCTCTTTAAATGTACCAGTCTGGTAATTACTGGCGATCATGTCTGGACTATTGCCCAGCAGCTCGGCCGCCATTGATTTGCCCCACAGCGCCGCATAGTAAGACGCGCACGATCGCCGGTGCAAGTTTGGCGACCACTGCACGCCGTAGCGCTCGCAGTATTCTGCGCGCTGATCGTTAAACGTCGTCTGGCCGATTGGCGTCTGCAAGTCCACACCCTCTAAGAACGGCCAGAGGTGCTTGATGTGATTTGATTCGGAGATGAGTAGTGAGCGCTGCGTCTTGGTGACCCGTGCCGGTATGTGTATCTCGCGCCGCTTGGCATTGATCATGTCAGCGGTGATGTATTCGCCCCGCTTGCGCTTGTCCGTCCCTGGTGCCAGCAGCGATACGCGCATACCAGTAAAGAACAGCAACGCTAGGACCGCAGCAAATGGACGATCCTTCGACTCGTATGCAACGCCCAGCAGTAGCCGGTGCAAGTCTCCAGGCTCCACGATGTCGCGCTCAGTGATCTCGACCCGACTGCGCTCTAGTGTGACGGACTGGATCGGGTTGTGATTTAGCTTACCATAACGCACTGCGCAATTGATGCAGGCATTCAGCGCCTTCAAGTGGCCCTTCTTGGTAATGTAATTATATGGCAGGCCATTGACCCAGCGCGAGACCTCTAGTGGCTTGAACTCCTCAAGCTTAATGTCGCCAAAGTGTTCCAGGATACGTTTGCAGTGCAGCTCGTCTCGGTATGGATTAATGCCCCGGCGCACCACATCCTGCACACGCATGGCAATGGCATCGGAGAGTCGGAGCTGGTGCTGGCTCAGTTCGTCACGGTGGATGCGCACCGCACTCTCCATTGCATTGATCGATCCGGCCGAATGGATCAGCGACTGCACGCGTCGGTATTCAATCGCATCAAAGTTCAGCAGCGCATCACGGTCGCCATACCACTTGCGGGTAAACTCTTTATGGTAAGCAGTCTTCTCGGCCTTGGTCTTGAATGTCACGCGCATCCGCTTGCCATGCAGATAATAATCCCAGCCATACGGATTCGCGCGCTTAGATTTGTCGTAGTTTCGGAACGATGGGGCCTTTTCCATTTGTCCACTTTTGTCCACTTTTGCACTTAAAGTCAACAAAATTGGACAAATCCCGTTTTTTCAACTTTCCCAGATAGCACTAATAATCAGCGACTTATGGGATATTTTAATTTACAAAAAAACCCTTGGTGGAGCATAGGAGAGTCGAAGGTGGTTGCGTAAGTGCATATAAATCAACGGCTTATTTTTAGACCTTAATTTAGTGTCCACTTCTGTCCACTTTCATTTGAAACTTTGGGCCGCCGAGGCGCACTGCCCAATACATCTTTCGACGCCGCCACTTGCCAATGCCGCAGACTTCCATTGCTTCGCGAAAGACTTTGGCTGCCGTGACGCTGTCCACTGCATGCGTCACGCAGAACCAGTCATGCACGATCGCCGCCTCCAGGTATCTGCCGAAGGGTGGAAACATGGACCACAAGAATCGTGGCACGCTGGCGCCATCTGATGCGAAGCCGACCGGCACGATGATTTGCCCGGCGATGTCTGATTCATAGCACAAGTCACGATCGAGTATTGCGACGCGTGTGAACTGGTCGCCGCGCATTTGCTTTGAAATACGTGCGTCCAATTCGTTTAGAAAGCGGCTCATTTAACTTGAGACGAGCCAAAGTAGAAACCGACGATCGCGAGCGCTGTCTGGCGGATCTCTGGCAAGATAACAAAGCCTTGCACTGTAGCCCATTCTAAGCTCTTAAATAGCCCTAGAAAGCCTTTTGTTTCTGATTGTATCGTAACGCCTACGCCAGTAAATGCAAAGACGAATGGCGCTAGCACAATGGCAAAGATGACTGCGAACGTAATGAAGCGGCGCATCCATACGCCACCGCGAGCTGCTGCTTTATCTGCCGAGTCATCGGCCAGTGCTTGTCGTTGGAGCATTCGCTCAAAGAGTCGAGTTTGGCTTTCTGCTTGCGATGCGATCAGCTTCATTACAAAGCCGCTGACGCCACCGCCGAGCATCGCTAAAAGTTCCGGCGTCATATTAATCCTTATCTCGCAGTTCCTTGATTACCTT